TTCCAGGTACTTTTACTACATAGTCTGAGACAAGTGGAATCACTTCAGTACTCCAACTTAATCCTCGTTCTGTAATGGAACTACCATAATCCGTTGCTATATAAGCAGTTGCTTGAGCAGAGCTATATGTTATATCATAAATATTATTTATTGTTAGATTCACTTCTTGTGAAGCAACTGAGAAAAATACAGGATCAGTAGCAATAGCTTTTCTGGTAAAAATATAAGCAATATTTCTACCTGGATAGTTAATATCACCACCGGAGATTTGTAAATAAAAATTAGTGCCATTTACTGTATTAGGAATTTCCCTAGTACCTGAACCAATATTTGATTGTGTCCAAGTATAAGTAGAATTAACAATTTTGAATTCAAAACGTTTAAAACCAGTAGTATTATCTCCATGACCACTTTGGGAAAGCAAAAAATTTGTTCCACCGTATGAATATACTCCTAAACTGTTATAATTTGAATCTCCTAAACCAATAAAACTATTGGGGCTACCAGTCTTCAATAAAGCTATCAGCGTATCTGCTCCATTTGCATTTCTGTTTAATCCAAATCCTACAGCTACCGGACCATCTACAGTATATTTTCCACTAGTATTTATACTGCCACTAATTCCAATTGTGATTTCACTACCGGAAACAACACCAGCACTTCCATTCCATTTTAAAGTGTTAATAGATGTACCAGAAAAACCATCAAAGAATAAAAATGTAGAATCAGGATTGCTTGCATTAGAAGCAGAAGCATTTCCATAATAAATATAAATATCTTTTGCTGTTTCTAATGATTCTATAACCTTTACCCAAACAATAGCTACATTTGATACAACATCTTCTACCCAGAAATTTAATTCTGTTAAACCATCACTTGAAGTAAAACGTAAATCGCCACCATAACCTTCAGCAATAGGGAATGACTCTGAATAGTTACTTAAATTAAAGTCACCACCAGATAACTTACCGATAGAAAGACGAACTTGATAATCAGAACCAGCTCCGGTTTGACCAGTAATAGTTATTTTTTTTCTATATTTCCAAGCAGAATTATACCAATTCATATTGAACCCATATTATTATTAATATCATCCCAAGCCCAGCCAGAGCCATAATTTATCCTTCCAACTGGAGTTAAAGTAAATTTTTCTTTTTGTATTTCTTTTACAGTTATATCATTTAACGAAGAAGCACCAGAAATACCAGCAACGGTTTCCATTACTAGATTATTTCCTGATTCTGTTAAAAGACGTTGTGGCATATTATGCTACTGAGCCCAAGATATTATTAGTCGTTCCGATCGGGGTAAATTTAATAAATGAATCTGCTGTCATTACTGGGGTAGTAGGAGTGGCAGAAAAGTTAATTTGTGGAGTGACCGTACCGCCAGCGTTCATGCGAATGATACCACTAAACTTAATAACAACATCTGTTGTAGAGGTAGCGTTGATAACAGTTGACGCTACTTGATCAACCCATGCACTAGCTACTGTGGCACCTGTCGTGTTTTTAACCACATTTTGAGCAAGGACATGATACTTAATTGAAGTAATTGAAGCTCCTCCACCTAAAGCAAAAGCTAAAGCAGTCGTACAGGTGGTGCCAGATTTGGTAATATAATAAATACCTTCAAATAAATAAGTTGTAGAAGCAACTAAAGTAAAGACATCGCCAGTGGTAGGAAAGGCAGATTGAACACCTGTACTAGCTGTCAAAGAAAAGTCAGACCCAACAATAGAATAGTTAAGTCTCTCATCAAGTAGGGTCTTCACTGTTATTTTATCAGTCACAGGAGTCCCTGCGGGGTCAAGTACAATCGGAAGAATATCGGTTTCCTCAATAATCGTAGCTTCACTAAGTTCTGTAATTTTTACATCTGTCATATTATTCTGTTGTTAAATAAGCGTTCACTGATAATTCATCTCCTTCCTCTACTGTCCATTTAATAACTCCATAAGGCGAGAAGTCATTGTATGTATATATTATACCATTTATTACCACTGCCCCACCTAATTTTGCCTTATCTCGATTGGTATATTTAGTCCAGTTATTTTGATAAAGCAAATGACAAACAAATAGCGTGCTAACTGTGTCATCACCAAGGATAACTCCAAGATAAAAACGTCTGTTGTGATAAAATACAACTACATTCTCATAATTTGTGGTCTTAACCGTATCTAATGTTTGTTTAATTGAATCTGAAATAACCGTATTATTGACACCAAGCACTCCGATTTGCTGGTCTTTGAATCCGATTGAACGAACTTCACGTCCATTAAAAAACCAAACATCATTCTCTACCCATGCTATTGCCTGTCTACTACAAGCACCATAATTTCTATTCTGGGCTTCTAATTTTGGAACAAATAATGATACTACTTGGTCATAAATAAAGGTCATTTTCCAAATACTTTCCTTTTTGAAGAGTAATAAAGAACCAAAATAGTTAACCAAACCAGTTATATGATCAGTCCCCAATGGTTTTAATACATCTGTACCGGTAAAAGTAGAAGGAATTTTAATATTTGAATAATAAGCAGTAAGTGGTTCGGCCGTAACACCGGCAATAAACAGTCTATCTTCAAAAATCTCTAAAATATTACCTTTGGGAGCCGAAGCATAGGCGGTGAATGTAGTGCCATCCCACTTATACAATGCTTCTACTGCATTTCCAAAGTACAAATAATCATTATAAACAATATATCCAAACTTAGCACCAGCTGTGAAGGTCGGAGAGTTATTTATATCAACCCAATCTCGATAAATTAAAGAGTATTGCTGTAATTTAGTACCCTTTACTCGTATGAAGTAACTATCTCCGTTCTTTTTTTTATAATTAAATAAACTGTGTGCTAATTCATCCGTTACTAAACCTAACGGAATATATCCAGTGTCTTTAATTAAATATCCCTCCTCAATAAAGTTCATATTTACTGGAACAGATCGCCCAAGACTATCATCAACATCAATAGCCTTGGTCAAATCGTCTTGCTCAATAGTAAATATTTGTTTTTTTAACATACTATACTAATGACTGATAGTTAAACATAGCCGCACCACGTTGATTATTTTCCTCATAGTTAGATTGTACACTGGCTTTCTCAGTTAGCATTTGTTCAAACTTTTGCTTATAGAAAGTGGATAACTCTTCGTCTTGCAAGTCTTCGTGAGCACGCCAGAGAATACCGTAGACAATCGGCTCATGGAAAAACTCATCAATAGATGGGTCAACATTAGATGCAAGTGTCTCAGGCTTCGGCCAGAACCTCACTGTGAGGCTTGAAACTGTGTCAGGAAAGACTTTTAGTTCGCCACCCTCAATAGTTACCATTCGCTCTGTTTGCTCACGGTAAAAGTCCTCTATCGGCACTTCAGGATAGAAGTTACCTTCTGCATCAGTAGCGTCCCCGTACAGTGTGCCAAAAGTAGTTGGTAGTGTAGATGCACCACTGGTCATTGTCAGCGTAGTTGAATCCACGTCAGACATCGGGAAGACACGCTTATACACGTCCATGTACGACTGATTGGCGAAGATAAGCAGAATATTTTCAGGAATAACATCTGTAGTTACCTCTAATAGTTTACGTCTTGCCAGTTCTAGTATTTGTAATGTTGTCATAATGAATTTATTTATAAACTCTATAAGCCCACCAACCAAAGTAGGTGAGCCTAAGAATTTACGCTACGGTTCCTCGCAAAACTGCACCGCGTCCTCTGTTTCCTTCACAAACCTTTCGTCCGAAGACGAGAAGTCCTTTAGCGGTAGAAACAAAAGTATTTGGATCCATTTCACTTGGTAATACTGATGTCTTCATGATTTGAGCGGCAAAGGCCATAAATTCCTTTGTACCAGCCCAGAACCAGTAACCAGTTGTGTTGTTACCAGCAACAAGTTCTGAGAAGAAGATTTCAAAACCAGCAATCATACCGATTTTACCTTTCTTAACTACATCACTGTAAGCTGAATCAACTGCTGGAATAAATTCAGGAGCTTGACGGAGAATTCCTTCAAGGGCTGCGTTTACTACAGCAAAACGTCCTTCGCGCGGAGTAAGAGATTGACTCATTACTGTGCCTAACTGTACCAAGTATTGGTAGATGTTTGACTTAGTAAGAGCAATAGCTACAGCACCAGCGATAGTGAAAGCAGTACCGCCGGCAACCGCACCACCTGTATAGTTACTTTCATCTCCAACATCAGCAATGGTGATGTGTGTAGCGTCAGTAAAAGTAGTTACAAGATAGTGCTTAGTTTGTCCAGTTGCTTTAAAGTAACCACCAACCATACCTGCTGTGAAAGTTGTACCGACACCTACTACAGCGCCTGTAGAAACAGTAACAGTAACAGTTCCTGTTGCGTAAGCTGTACCAACTACATTGTCTCCATCTACGTTACGTCGAGCGTACTCTAAGATGTTTGTGTCAATCAATTCAGACATACTCATCTTTGCACCTTTAGCGTACTCGTTAATGGTGTCAATGTCATTCTGTAGCTTATCTACATCATCCACAATAAACTTAAAGTAATTAAGCTGGTCAACTACTAAGTCTTCGTCTGTTGGTGTTAAGTCTTGAGCAACTAATGTCATCCCCTTAGTGTAAGCACTGAGAGAAATCTTAGCGGCTGTTCGGATACGTACTCGATCTCCTGCATTTTTAATTTCACCTTCATACTTAGTGTTAGTTACACTTGTGTAGATGGTATCGTTGTAAAGTAGCTCTACTAGTTTAAGAGAATACTTTACGGGGGTAAATGCAGCTAATGAATTAGCCATAATTTAGTTTGATTAAAAACTAATGATATTATTTCCTTGCTAGGTCTGCATTAAATTCCTTAGAGAGGGAAGCAAATTTTGTTGGATCTTCACTGGCCATTCGTTGCCACTCCTCCAATGAGCGTGTTGCTGAAGGTGGATTTTTGTCTCCGGCAGTTACGTCCTCTAGGTTAATCCGTTGGTTCTTCACACGTTCCTCTTCGGCTCCTATATCCTTAGCTTTATCAAACAGAAAGATTTTAGCGAGGTCTTTGATCACCTCTGCTATATTGTCTGGGACATTATTTGGATTATAGTATTGAGTTTTAAAAGAATCTGCGTATGAAGATAGATTAGGAATATCCTTACTTACTTCCATAAATGCATCATTCCATTTCTTTTCGTTATAAGTATTACGAGAGTAAGCAATAGCAGGGTCTTTATAGACATCTTCTAGGGCTTTTCTTTTCACACTTTCGGCAAAAGAAAGTAAATTCTGCCTCGCATCATCATCTAATTCATTGAAACCTGGAAAAAAATCATCATTAGTTTGATTATTAAATTCCTTCGTTTGTGATTGATTAGCTAATTGTTGTTCTAGTGCTTTTTTTTCAGTATATAGTCGTTGAGCTTCTTTGGCACTTTCACTAAACTTAGTTTTGTAATCAATCTCTGGGATTTCAGTCCCCTTTATTTCCGTTCCTTGTAATTCAGTATCAGGGTTAGTTTGACCGTCCTTTAATTCTGAATCAAATGAGTTTGGATTATTCATAGTTTTTTTGA